TCAAATCCTGCCCCCGCTACCATCGATACTTGTATGGGCGCCCACGGCGCGCAATAGGGCCGCAGCCATGTGGCCCTGTTCGCTATAAAGCCGCACTTCGCGGCTGTCCGCCTCCACCCTCACGATTCCTATCCGCTCGCGGATTTCCTGCCTCGCGCGCGCGATATTGGCCGTGGCCAGGGTCTCTCCGAGCTTCTCAACTGCTTTGATGGCGCGCGCCGGCAGATCGGCCAGCAGGAGCGAGATGTCGGCCTGGGGAGCTGTGATCGCCGCGCCCTGATTCTCCAAGCGCTCGAGCTCGGCTTCGGTGTTCGCTAGGCGAGCCGCCAGCGTCGGGGACGCCCGGAGCGCGCCGCCGGCGATCGCCTCGACCAGGTTGCTGATCTCGGACTGCAGCTGTGCGACGCGCGCCTGATTGTCCGGCGCCTTTGGTCTCGGCTTGCGTAGCGCCGCGCGCACGCGTTTGCAGATCTCATCGATCATCGCCGGCGATCGCAAGACACGTTTAATGCCCGCTAGTACCTCGGTCTCGGCAACTTGGCGGCGAATCATGGCGTTGTTTGCGCACAGCGAATCACCGCCGTTCGTATGGCCGCTGCATGCATACCGGTCCACGCCGGCAATGGAATAGGCCGAGCCGCAGTGCCCGCAGCGTAGGAGGCCAGATAGCAGGTATTTGCCTCCCGCGCCGGTGCGGATTGCAGCTGCTTTGGACATGCCCGCCGCGACACGCATGCCGACGGTCTGTGCCTGGTCGGCCTGGCGCGCTTTCACGCGCCGCCAGAGCTCGTCGGGCACGATGCGCAGACGTTCGTCGGTGCGCGTAATCCATTCCTTGCGCGGATTCTGGGTCTGGCGGCGCTTGCTTGAGTCCGCCGCCGAGCGAACCCAGTGCGACCGGTTCCAGGTCACGATGCCGCGATAGGCGTCATTGTTGAGAATGCCGAGGCCACGGGCCGGATTCCCGTGGATGGCGCTGCCGACCCAGCCGCGCTTTCGGCGCTGCTCGCGGCTCCAAGTGGCGCCAGGGGAGGGCACATTGTCGCGATTCAGAGCGCTGGCGATCGCACGGGGGCTATAACCATCGGCAAACATTCGGAAGATGCGACGCACGACGGCCGCCTGTGTCTCGTCGATCTCGACTCGGCTGGTGCCGGATAGCGTCGCGGGAACGAGGCCGTATGCGCGGCCGCCGGCGCTCTTACCGCTGCGCGCGACGCCCTCGAGGCCTCGACGCGTACGGCGCCCAATCTCTTTACGATAGGAGCTCGCCATCGCTCCACCGACAGCGCCCATGATTTCTGCTGATTCGTGGCGCGTATCGAGGTCGTGAGTCACAACGGCGATACCGAGATCAGCGAGCTCCGCCAGGCGCGGGGACTGCTCGGCGAGGTTGCGCCAAAGGCGGCTTGTGTCCTCGGCTACGATTGCGTCGAATTCATGGCGGCGCGCGGCCGCAAGAAGCCTCTGATAGTCCGGGCGCTGCGACGTGCCGCCGGACATCGCCTGATCGCTAAATCGCGCTGCGACGGCGAAGCCGTGCCGCTCGGCCAGGCGTTCGCACACGCGAAACTGATCTTCGATCGACTGCTCGCGCTGCAAGTCCGTGGAATAGCGAGCATACAGGGCGGCTTTCATTGCTGTTTCCCCGAGATATGTCTGCGATTCTCCCGTCGGTCGTGAGCAATGTCGCGATGGCGAGGCCGGCAATAGGTTCGATTCGCAGGGCCGCCGCGCAGATTGCGCGCGGCAAGGTAGAAACGACCGCAGGTCGACAGATGGCAACGACTCAGCGCTTCGCCGTATGGAAGTGAGTCATCCAGCAGTAGCAGGATCGAGTAGTTGAGTGCCACTGAAAGATTGGGAAAATACCGCGCGTATTCCATCCGGATGGAGAAACGACCGAACTGTTTGGGGTCGCTGCTGGGTCCTCCCACAATCTTGGGCTGCACCCTCAGTGAGCTGAGAAGCTCAATGCCAATCGGCATAAAGTCCTGAGCGAGATCAGCGCGATTATTCGACGCCATCACCAGCAGCTCGCTGAAGTGGGAGCGTAGTTTGGCTTCCCGCGCATCGCTCATCCGTTGAGTTGTGCCAGCGCCCTGGCCTGATCTGAATTCGAGCGGGTCGCCATTGCAGAAAACCAAGAGTGCCCCGATGAGGGCATCGTCGCTCGGCGGAAAGCGCGCAGTGCTCACCAGGCGAACTGGTTCAGTCTTTGATCTGCCCATAGACCCTGTTCTTCGTGCCCAGATTCTGGGATGCCATGAACATTGGTAGTTTATGGAGTAGTTAGCTACATGTCTACGGGAGAAGGCAATGGACGGAGCGACCCAGCTGTTTGGCGTCAGTGCCATGGCCCAACACGGTCGCACTTCCGAAGGCACGGTCCGCCGACTGGAAGCGCAGGGCGTCATAAAGGCGATCCGAGACTCCGCCGGCCGTCGTCAATTTACGCGGGACCAGGCGGATAAATTGCGGGCCTACGTATCGCGACGGCGATCGGCCTGACAATGACGCGGTCCGGCGACAGTATTGCGAAGCCCGGCGGGCTACTCGATCTGGTGGTCGAGGCCGTGGTGCAGGGGATCCTGCGTGACCGCGACCACCTTAGGCCCGGTAACCAAGAGCCAGGCAAAGACGCGCCTCCGGTCAAGCCGCGCGGGTTCGTCCCTTCAGTAAATCGCGACGGCGGACGGCCTGATCAATGATCGGTAAGCCGTGGCTGCGCCTCTACGCCGAATTTGCCGGCGACCCGAAGGTTCAGCTTCTCGCTTTCGAGGATCAGCGCCACTACATCGTGATTCTCTGCCTTAAATGCAACGGCACCCTCGATGCGAGCGCTGGCGCCGAGTATCGCGAGCGAATGATCTGCAAGGCGTTAGGTCTGGACGCGATCGCCGCGGTTGAGGCGAAGCGCCGCCTGATCGACGTGCGACTGATTGGGGATGACTGGCAGCCGATCGCCTGGGATCGGCGGCAATACAACAGCGACTCTAGCGCGGCGCGAACGCACCGGTGGCGGCAGCGAAAACGCACAGAACGTCACCGTGACGTCACAGTGACTGATAAGAGCAGAGCAGAGCAGAGCAGAGCAGACCAGAAGACTACGGCCGCGCAGCGGCCCAGCGAGCCTCCGGAATTTGCCCAGATCAAAGCTCTGTATCCGAAACGCGGAGGCGGCAATCCGTGGCGGCGGGCCCTGAAGGCCGTCAGAGCGCGGCTCTCCGAGGGCTCCACCTGGCCGCAGCTGATCGAGGGCACTGGGCGCTATGCGAAGTTCGTCGAGGCGACCGCGAAAGTGGGAACCGAGTACGTGTTGCAGGCTGCTACATTTTTCGGGCCCGATCGGCAGTTCCTTGAGGCCTGGGAGCGGCCCGCCGGCAATGGCGCACATTCGGCGGAGTGTTCCGACGGTGAAGCAGACACGGCCTGGCGCGAGCTCGTCGAGAGCGGCGGCGTCAAGCGCAACCGGCGAACTCAGACCGCCCTCGAGACAATCGGCGGATATCAGCGAATCCGGCTGCGAACTTCGTTCGACGAGACGCAGATTAGGCGTGAATTTGTCGCCGCATTCCACCGGAGCGCGCCGCCATGACTCTGCGCGCCAGTTTTCCGGTTCACCCTGAGGCACGCAGGGCGCCAGATTTTACACTCACCAATATCGAGGCTTCGCGCCGCATCAAGCAGCTGGCCCGACTCGGCCTGCCGGAGCCGACGATCGCAGCACTCTATGGCCTCAGTGCCGTCGATCTGTGGCGCGCACTCGCCAGGCGATCGGGAGCATAGGCTTTTGAACGTGGACGCCGTCGAACGCCAGGTTCTGATCGATCTCCGAGTGGAGCTCGGCCGCCGTGTGCGAGCCTGTATCGGATGTGGCGGAGCGGGCAGGCTACCCAGGAGCGGGCACCGGTGCCCGCTGTGTCGCTCCGCTCAGGCTGCCCTCGAGGCCTCCGGCGCACTGCTGTTGCCAGCGCGCGGATCGGTCGACCGGCTGCTGCGGTGAGCGGCCTATCTGGGCAAGCCAGAAAACGTGGAAGGCCCGCGAACCAGCGGCCAGCACGAGACGATGTTGATGCAATTGCGCGCGGTGCATCTCAGCGGGACATTCAAGCTGCCTACGGCATATCACGCAGAGAACAGGCGCGCTGGATAGCAATGTCTCGCGCACCGAGCGAAGCAGTGACAGCGCTGTTCGCGGCGAGCCGCAAGTCCGGGAAGCCGGTTCGCTCGAACGACGTCGCATTACTGGACCCGCGCCGCGCCGGAAAAGCCACCCACTACATGCGCCGCTGCCCGCACTGTGACGGAGTGCTCCGCATTGAGGACTCGACATGAGAGCTCGCCTAAGTTTGCCGCCGCGCGCGCTGGGCTCGGCACTACCGCGTTTTGAGCCTGCGCCGGAGCAGCTGCAGGCCGGTCAGCACAAGCTCCGCGAGCGAAAGAGCATTCAATGACCCGCAGGCGAATCCAGCTCCAGGCCTATGCCGCGCGATTCCTGGTCAGAGCCGCAGGGCTCTCACCGAATGCGCAGGCGCGCTACCGCTCGCAGCTCAAGCGCCACATCCTGCCGCAGCTCGGCCGAAAGCGCCTCGATCGGATCGATACCGCGGTCGCGCAGGCCTTCCTGGCGCAGCTCCTCGCCACCAAACTCGCGCCCTCGAGCGTCTGCAGTGTTGGGCGATTGCTGCTTCGGATACTGAGTGTCGCCGGCGATGAGGGGTTTGAGGCCGTCCGGATTGATGCCAGGCGGCTGCTCTGGCCTCGATCACAGACCGCACCATGCGAGGCGCGATCCTTCAGTCAGCAGGAAGTCGATCGCATCCTGGCCGCCTCGAGCGGCTGGCCGCACGCGGTATTTGCGAGCCTAGCGCTTGCTGGGCTCCGTATCGGTGAGGCGCTGGGGTTGGATTGGGCGCACGTCGATTTTTCCCGCTCGGTGCTCGACGTGCGCCAGCAGGCCTCACGCTGTCGCCTGCGGCGGGTCAAATCGCGCACCAGCCAGGTGGTGCTCCCGATGCACCCGCGCCTGGAGGTAATTCTGGCGGACTACTGGCGCACCTGCGGGCAGCCCCCGAGTGGGCTGGTGTTCGGTCGTTACGGCCTGCCGCGGAGCGCTGAGGGCTTCGCGCGGTGCCACCTGGGCCCGCTGCTCAAGCGGCTCGAGATCCCGCCAGGCGGCTTGCATGCCTTCCGGCACTACCACTGCACTGCCTTGTGGGCCGCCGGGGTGCCGGCCGAGACGATCCGGCGATTGATGCGACACAGCTCACTATCGATGACTCAACGCTACAGCCATGCCGGCGAGAATGAGTTGCGCCGCGGGATAGTGCAGCTCGCGAGTCATGTGAGCGCCGCCCAATGAGTGCCGCGCGGGTGGCAATCGATGCAGACTTCTGCCCTGCCACTGCAGCGGCGCGCGTCTGTAGGGTTTCCCAACTGAGTAAACGAACAGCCCAGGGAGGGCGCCATGTTTGCTGACACAGATCGGGATGAACGGGAGATCGTGCATGAGCTGCATCTCAGGGATGACGCGCGGCGAATCGCCGAGCGGCGCGAGCTGACGATCGCCTGCTATCCATCAGATTTCGAGGTGCCCGGCGATCCGGTTGAGCTGCACTTGATCGAGCCAGGCAGCGGCATGTGCATTGCCGTGCGCACGACCTGGTGGGAGATGCGGCTCCTCCTCACGAAACTGTCGCCTATCCGTCGCCGGCAGCTGGTGGAGCGCGCCACGCCCTGTGGCCTGCATCCCCAGCCACCGACGCCACAGGAGGAGCCATGAGTACCGATCGCCGGCAGCGCGGGCCTAGCTGGCTACCCAGCGCCGGGTGGCTGGGCAATAACGCGGGAGTCCCTCGGCGCCCGGGTCCTTCCAGCGACCCTGAGCACCGCGAGCGTTTTAAGCCGCGTAAATCGACAGTTTTTGGACCCCCTAGCCGACAGCCATGACTGAGGTAATTGCGTTCCCATCCGGCATCGTGCTCTCGGTGCGCTCCTTTTCGGAGGAGTGCAAGAAGGACCGCGAGACAATTGCAAATCGCATCCGCGCGGCCGGCATCAAATCGCCGCGGAAACGCGGTGGACATCCGGTCTATCGCCTGCGCGATCTACTTGAGGTTGCGTATGTGCTCGATGACTCGGGCAAGAAAGACCCGGATCGCCTGCCGCCGTTCGAACGGCATGCGCACTACAAGGCCGAGCGCGAGAAGCTGGAGCTCGAGCTGGAACGCGGCGAGGTAGTACCACGCATCGAAGTGGAAGCCGGCCACGCGCGCGTCGCGCAGCTCGTCGCCCAATGGGCCGACTCGCTCCCCGATGTGATCGAGCGCGATTGCGGCGTGTCGCAGATCGTCGTCGCAAAGATTGAGCGATGCATAGACGAGCTCCGCGAGCAGCTCTACGAAAGGATCATCGGGTCAGTGGATTTATCGACGCCAGAAGACCCCGCTTGTGTCTGAGTCCGCTCTCGTCGGCGAAATGCTCGGTGCCACAGCGTCCAAGCTGGCCGAAATCAAGCGGCGCGGCTGGGACATGAAGGACCTGACCGCATTTTTTGAGCTCGTCGAATGCTTGGTCGTCGGTACTCGTCCGCTGGTGATCCGTGCTGCGCGCCATGAAGCCGCAGCAGCGAAGGCCCGCGCAGCCCGCCACATTCCCGAACGGAAGCGCGTGCTCGAAGAACAAGCGGTATTGCGGCTATTCACTCACCTTCGCGCCCTGGACCCCGATATCTCGAAGGTGGATGCGATCGAGAGAATTCGCCGCCACTTTCGATTGCCGAAGACGCGGGTTAAGGGCTACCTGCCCAAAAGAGCGGGTCGGGCTGTACAGAACAGTCAACCATCTGTGAGAGGGTCCATCGCATGAAGATTTCAAACCTCGCACGAAAGTTCACCGGCAGCCCACTCTCCGATGCCCGAGCCGCCTGGCGCAGCTGCGGTGAACGGCTGCAGGCCGCGCAGGCGGAGCAGACTCGCCTGAACCATTTGATCGAGGACGCGCAGGCCGCGAAGGAAGATCTCGCCATCAAGACGAAAGCGGCCGAGGCCCGGGGCGAAGGCCTGTTCTTGCGCGGCGATAGTCCCGAGGCTCGCGCGGTGGTCACCGAGCTCGACCGGCTCCGCAACGAGGTCGGCGTTCAGGACCAGATCATAGGAACGGCAAACCGCCGGCTTCGCGAGATCGATCTGCAGGACGTGCTCGGCGCTATTCAGCGTGAGGAATACCAGGCGCGCCAGGCGTTTTTCAGGGCGCTGCGCACGGAGCTCGTGGCGCAGATTCCAGAGAGCGTCGTGAAATTGATCGACGATGCGCAGATGGCGAGCGCGCAGGGCGGCGATGGGCTCAATTATGGCCCGTTTTGCGATAGGTACATTCGCAGCGATGCCAGCCGCGCGACTGATTCAAGCATCGATTCTAAGGTTTCGTACGCAAATAGGCTGCTTGCGGAGTATGGCGAGTGACCTCCGTCACTCACTGGTTGCCTGGTCTCGAGCTCGACCCGCGTTACATCGCGCTCGCCGGGGAGCTCGAGGAGCTGGCGATCGAGATTCGCGCCGTGCTGGCTCCTACCGGCGCCGGCGGCGTCATCAATCGCGCGCGAGCTGATGAGCTCGAGCGCCGCCGCGGGCACCTCCGTGATCAGCTCAGTGCGCTCAAGCAGCAGTTCCTGGTTCGCCGTGAAATCAACCCGGGAGTGGCATCTGGCGTGCGCTCCATTGTCGAGGATATATGAACAATATTGCCCCGAGCCCATTTGCCTGGCTGGACCGATATCCCACACGTTCGGCCGCACTTGACTGGCTGCCAGCGCATTCGCTCAAGGTCAAAATCGTCCAGGCGGGGCTGCACCATGATGAAAGCCTGCAGGCGCAGTTCAGCGCTTATGAAATTGCGTGCAATTTGTACGCAACGCTTCGATTTGGTGGGGAGCAAGCGAGCGACAACGATACCCGCCGTGCCAATCAGCTGACACACCACATACATGTGCTCCAGGCAGAGATTCAGACGCGACTGCTCCTGCAAGACTCGCGGCACGATGGTAGCGCCAATCTCGCGATGTCTTTGCCCAGGGCCTGAGCATGGCGCACCCTCAACTTGTGGGGGCGTGGCCGCCTACCGAGGTGCGCAGGCGCCCGGAGTGCTGGCCGAGCATGGAATACCTGGCGGCCACAGTAGGAGCTCTCCCCGCGGAACAGCGGGCCAAGGCGGCGCGCACCCTCCAGCATTACCGGAAAGTATATGCCCGCATGATCGAGGAGGAGGCCAGTGGGAATCTGGATCCGCGCATTCGGTTTCGTTACTTCCGCGCGCGCCGTGGTTGCTTCGGATTGCTGCTGGAGCTCGGTCGCAACCTCCTCGCCGCTGGTCTTTCGATCAATCGCCTGCCGCGTATGAGGCAACTGCCGAGGCCAGAATCCACCGATAGCATCTATTGTCCAACCGCCGCTGAACGGGTGGATGTGATTCACAATTGCAGGGCTGACTTGATTTGATCCGACGAGCTCACCGTGTCGGTAACAACGGAAGCAGCCGCCGGTGCCCCCTTATAGGTCGTTACTCCGGGGCGCTGAGGCGGTCGCGCAAGCGGCGTGACGGCATCGGCAGCGCGAGCTGCGGAACCCCTCGACCCCTGATGGTTGCGGCGACACCGGCCGCTCAGGCCAGGGAGCACGGGGTGTTTTCTCACTGCGGAGCGGCACATGGCTGAGCCGAGCATAAATTGTGCGGTGGCAGTGACACGCGAACAGCACCTTGACGCGATCTATGAAAGGCTGCGCGATCTGGGCCGCGAAATCCGCAAGTACCACGAACAGTGCGCGGCGGCCGGCGAACGCGGGCTTCTAAGCGACTTGGCGGATCCCGAGCTCGGACCCACCGCGCCGGAGAATGACCTCCGAATTACCTTTGTCGACAGGGAAGCCGGCACAGCGGATGTGGTTGATGTGCGGCTCGCGCGCGCCGGCGGCCGGGACCACAGGGCCATGCTTCGATTAGGCGTCATTCGCGAAGCGCGCAGACACCATCATTGAAGGGAAACAGCCATGTCCAACAACCAGCGATTTCTAAAATCCTACAACGCCGGCGGCGCCATCGCGGCGAATAGCATCGTAAAAGTCGGCGCCAACGACTATGACGTCCTGCAGGGCGCCGCGGCCACCGACGACTTGATCGGTGTGACCACGGAAACGGCCTCAATCGCCGCTGAGCGTGTCGATGTCGTCCATACGGGCGTCGCCGATGTGAAGCTCGGCGGCACCGTGGCACGCGGTAAGCCGGTCAGCTCCGATGCCAGCGGCTTCGGTATCCAGGCGGCGCCGGGCGCTGGCATCAACAATCGCGTCGTCGGCGTTGCGCTGATCTCCGGCGTCGCCGGCGACATCATCCCGGTGCTCGTCGCACCGAGCACTTTACAAGGATAGGAGCGGTAAGCATGGCTGAACAGATTGAGGGTGTGCCCGTGCGATTAGGCGGTCGCGTCTGGCTGGTTCCGGCGATCAACTTTAAGAGATTGAGGAGACTACTTCCGAAGCTGCTGCAATTCAGCTCGCGAACCAATGAGCTGACTGAGGCCGCGCTCGACGATGCCATTGAGGTTGTGCATCTGGTGCTGACCCAGAATTATCCAGACCTGACGCTCGAGCAGGTCGAGGAAATGATGAATCTCCGGATACTGCACGAACTTTTGCCCATCATCATGGGCGCGGCTGGGATGGTCGAGGTGGGGGAAGCCCAGCCGGCGGCGCTCCCGCCGGCATAGACTGGGACCACCTGTACGCGCACCTATTGACCAGTTTCCAGGGCTGGACCTGGGAATACATCGACGAGCATATGACGATCCAGCGACTGCTTGCGATAAATGCCTACCAGGAGAAATCGCCCCCGATGCATCTGATGGTTGCGGCGTATCTGGGCATCAAGCAGAAAGGCTCGGCGCCAGCATCTAATCTGATCGCGGACCTGGCCACGATGCCCGGCGGCATGGAATTGCCGGTGCATCCTCGGCCGATAAGAAGGGACCTCATGCCATGGCTGAAAAAGACGTCGACTTAGAAATCAGCGCCGACGCGACCGCGGTGATCGCCTCCCTGAGGCGAGTCGAAGATGCGATGCGCAATTCCGCCAGTCATTTGAAAGCGGGCTTGGACACACTTCGGCAAGGATTCGTCGTTGTGCTGAAGGCGCGGGCGGACACTGTCGTCGGTCCAACACACTTTCATCTTCCTGCCGATCTGATCCCGACATCTGCGAAACCCTTTGAGGGGGTGTAGCCATGGCTGAAAAAGACGTCAACTTAGCAATCAGCGCCGACCCTTCCGGGTTGTCCGGTGCGCTGAACCAGGCGAGCGGTGAACTAAATCGGTTCGCCTCGCAGGTGAAGAGCCAATTCCAGGGCATCAATAACCTCCTGGGCGGCTTCGGGAAGCTTGCGGCTGCGGCGTTCGTTGGCCGCGAGGTACTCGAGGGCATCAAGGCGTCGATCGACGCGGCGCGCGAGTTCACGAAAGACGCGCTCGATCTAGGGCGTGCCCTCGGTATCGATGCCAATGAGGCCGAGCGATTGAAACTCATGCTCGGAGCGGTGGGGGTGACGACGGAAGAATACAAAGAGCTTGCCGGCAAGCTGACCAAACAACTATCGCAGCACGAAGAGCAGCTCAACCGACTGGGCATTCGCACTCGTGAAGCGGACGGGAGCTATCGGAATCTGAACGCGATCATGCTGGATGCGATCAAGGTCGTTAACGGCTATAAGGACGGCGTCGATCGCACGATGGCGGCTCAGCAGGTGTTCGGGAAAGGCGCAACTGCCCACGCTAATCTGCTGAAGCTCAACGCCGAC